AGAAGCGAATTCATCAGCAAGAATATCGTTTGCACGTTGACCACGGATCTTCTGACCATCACCAAGTGGTAAACAAGTTACTCGGCTACCATTAAGACGCATAACACAACGATCCGTCTCTCTTCTTGGTCCACTATTAACATCGCAAATACTTCTTAGTATAGGTGAATTATTCCATATGGTTTCCATATACTCAAAAAGAACTTTAGATTGCCTAAAGGCGGCACCAACAACTACAACCTTACGATTTGGCAATAATATACATCTTAAAATAGCGTACAAAGATAAGATGAATGATTTACCAAACCCACGAGAAGCAATTAACATAGGGAATTTTCGGTTCCACATTTCATGCAGCATCAATGCTTGAGAAGGCAAAATCTTAATATTGAAGATGTGATAACACATAAAAGAAAAGTATTCTGGTTTTGACAATAACCAAGTTACCTTTAAATGAAAGTCTTCATCATCAGGAGACAAAATAGACATAGGATTAAATATATCTCTTTCAGATACATCCAACCCTAGCCAAGCGTCATTTATTTCAATTAATTTACTTTCCTTCATTTTTCACACTATCTAAGTCATACCTATTACCAAGTATATGATCTGCAAAACCGTGTTCCACAGCACCACGAGCAGTTAAATACCAATCTCCGTTTTTCATTTTTCTCATTATGTAATTTCTGGCTTTTTCTATTGTTCCACCTTTGTAACTCTCTTTAAAAATTTTAGATTTTACAAAAACATTTGAGTATATTTCTAGCATTACATCGCAACAATATTTATCGTACTTGTTAGCTGCCTGTGTGTCAAGATAGTTGCCTTCATAACCACCATTACCATAGTGCGACATAAAGTAAGAATGGGAAGTCATAACACGATTATCCGCCGCTTGTAGTATAATACTACTCATAGATTCGGCTTGGCCATAAACAACAATAGACACAAAAGATTTGCACATTGTTATTGCGTCATATATAGCCATGCCGCTTTGCCAGTCACCTCCAACGCTAAACATGTGTACCACAATAGGTCTACTATTGACACTATCAAGTGTTCTTATATTCTTGATAAATTTTGCAGCCATTTTGTATTCGACACCGGGATCTTCTTCCTCGTTACCAATGTGACTATGAAGATATATCTCGCGAGATTTAATATTTATATTGTAGGAGTGTATATCGCCTATGACATCCGTAGTCTCCATTATTGCTTCCTTTCATACTTACTATTTATTCTTTTGAATAAGCTATTAGCATACAAAAAAGCATTGTGCTTATCGCCACAAAAAACGACATGTACATCATCGTTTACTTGGAATTCCATTAATGTTCGTAAAATATATTTTCCAGTTATCTTGACGCTACTCTTATTTGGTATCCTCGTATCTTGTGGAAACTTCATGAGATCTTCTAAGGTAAATTCTAAAAGTATAAACCTATGAGGAAACTCTTTCATTCTTTCGACCTCTGCAAGGAACTGTTTTTTCTTCTTACCAAAGTTTATAGCAACCTCTTCGACACAGCCCTTTCTTTCTATACAGATTTTATCTTCTAATCCCACTAAGCTATAATCACCGGTATCTAACTTGCGTACCACCATCCCTAGACATTTATCAAATTTACTAAAATGATAGCCTTCCCTTTCTCTAGTGTCGCGTATAACCGTATAATCTGGAGCCTTAGTCATCTTTTCTCCATCTTATTATATCTATAAACAATGATTCATACATTTCTTCATGTTTAGTAACACTTTTATGACAGGAGCTGCATAAAGTAATACCGTTATCAACATCATATCTAAGATTTGAAGCTGACGACCATTTTCTAATATGGTGGGCATTCAATCGTTTTTTACGACCACAAGAGGGCATTTGACAAGTAAATCCATCTCTTTTGAAAACTCGAATTCTCCACTCTTTATATACAGGGTCGTTATAATCCCTTTTCATTGCACTCCTCTACACGTTTAATTTTGATATCTTCTAATATCTCTCTAACAAAATTTAAAGCTTTCTTGTTTTTCTTTTTTTGCTTTAAGAGAATCTTAGCTAACTTAGAGCTAGCCTTAAAACATGCATCATCAGGATCATTAGCAATAACAGATATCACGGGGTCTACTGTATTAAACTCATAAAGCTTATATTCATTGATTCTACCCATCACTATCTCTAGACACATATAAACTTTATATAATTTCATGAACTAATCTCTACTAGAGAAAAAAACTATTTTACATTTTCAGTAATTACATAAGAAGATACACTAGTGCATGACTTATCGATATCATAATCGACCATTCTAGTTACTAGATTTTCAAATGAATTACTTGGAGTCCATTTTAGAATGTTACGTGCCTTAAAATTCTCTCCTTTGAGGAAATCAACTTCTGCGGGCCTATAAAACTCAGGATCTATAAATACATAACGTGACCAATCTCCCAGCCCGGCATGGTCAAATGCTATTTCTAAAAATTCTCGAACATTATGGGTTTCGCCAGTACAAATTACATAATCGTCTGGTTCTTCTTGTTGCAGCATCATCCACATGGCTTCGACATAATCTCCAGCAAAACCCCAGTCTCTGAATGCTTCTAAGTTGCCAAGCCTTAATTTTGGGAAATTATGGTTCCAAGGCTCTTCTTGGTTCGAGCAGAACAAGGTGTCAATGTCTTCCTTAAAACAAGAGCTGGAAAGATTTTTTAAAGATATATTATTAAAAGAAATCCATTCTACGAATTCACCAATCCACTTGGTTATTTTTCGAGTCACAAAGTTTTCGCCTCTACGTGGAGACTCATGGTTGAACAAAATTCCACAGCTTCCATGTAAATTATAAGCCTGTCTATACAGTCTCACAGCTTGATGAGCAGCTACTTTAGCAACGGCATACGGTGATTGGGGTGTAAAGCGGGTCATCTCGTCTTGGTATTTATCCTCATAAACTTCTCCGTTAGATTTTTTTGGAAGTCGGATGTCGTAGCTGTCACCAAACATCTCACTAGAACTTGCTTGATAAAACCGTGCATCTAATCCAACATCTACGATACTCTGCAGAATATTCAAACATCCTTTCCCGGTGATATCCCATGTGGTTCCGGGTTGCTTAAAAGAGACTCCAACATGAGACTGAGCGGCCAGATTGTATATTTCGTTTACATCGGGGTTTTCCAGTAAAATATTTGTAATACTAGATACATCTGTTACGTCGCCGGTCACGAGATCAAACCCCTCGATATCCAGCAGATGCCTGATACGCTCGGCATTGTTCACGCTGGATCGTCGGTAAACACCAATTACTTGATATTCTTTTTCTAATAGTAACTCTGCAAGATAACTACCATCTTGCCCTGTCACTCCGAATATAATCGCTTTCATTGTCCGTTCCTCCAAATACCTTTATGTATCAGTTGACTGAATATTGCTGTCTTGTTCGTCGTAAAAAACCGTTTCATGATTCAAAAATGGTCGATCCACATCTCCATCTTCATATTTATGAAAAGCACCAAGTCGCCGCTTTTCTTTTTCCATTGATAATCGCATCTTTTCCATCTCTAACCCATAATCTCGCATCTTTTCCGGATTACTGATAAGAAACGAAAGCCATCCAGTAAAGCTTTGGTTACTATCTTCAAGTCGCTTAACCCGTTGTTCCCTAGTGGCTTTCATTTCCTTCAGCATCTTGTTCTTCTTGTCCTGTAGATCCCGATAATCCCTACCAAGTGCTTCTGTAGAAGCCTTAAGAGATGCCGCCTGCCTTTCCATGTTGAAAAGCTGGTCTCTATCCTGATCCTCCGCCCTATTCCTTTCCTGTGTTATTAGAACTTCTAAGGCCCGTACTTGTTCTAAGTTATCCTTACTCGCAGACAATGAACGATTCATTAATAGATCCAGCTTGATAAGGTCTACCACCTGGACTTCTTCGGTTGGAATTACATCATCTTTAAATTGAGAAATTATCCTTGACCAATGATACCTAAAAAGTTCTAATTCTTCCTCCGTAAACTGCTCCTTGATATTAGACCAGTACGGACGATCCTCTAATTGATATGCCGCCTCTTCTTCGCCGGACAAACCGATTTTAAATTTTCGCTTTATGAACTGTTGTATACTATCGGGATCTCTATCAAGCTTCTCCGCAATCTGAATATGAGACATTAGAGACAAGTTATCCTGTATATACTGTTCTTCTGTTTTGGATATCCTACCTTTCTTCATAAAAACCGTTATCCTCTAATATAGTTTTAATTGTTTCTTTAATATCCTGCTTGCGAGAAATCGGAACATATACCTCACTCATCATTTTAAGATAGTCCATACGCATAGATGGAGGCAAATCGCGATTGATAATACCGATCATATCTTTCGTGTCAATATTATAACCCTCATCATCCACAAATGTTTCTTCCAGACTATCCTCGTTTTCAAGCTGTGCCGGTTTAAGAATATTAATACGTTGAGGAGAATCATTTGTAGTAAAATGGTTATCTCTTACAAAATTCTTTAGGCGATTCGAAAGGTTAACCGATAAGAAATTTTCCAGTTTCCTTGTACTATCATAACGGTGAAGTGCGTCCATGCAGATAATAAATGACTCTTGTTTAATATCATCGACCGTATAACCGTAAAAGGTATAACGAGGTGCAATACGATTAACCACAATCATAATCTGGTCAACCACTTGTTGCTCTGTCATACCTTTTGGAACCTTCAAAATAACCGTCCTATTCTATTTAGCTAGCTAGTTGGGAGTAGTGGTGACACTAGCCCAACCTTGCGACGTAAAGACTTCCAGACAGTCAAGCTCATCATTATAATATAAAAAACCTTTCTGTGGATGCTCTGGTCTAGAATCAGATCGCAGATGTATGTGCCCACAAGTTAAGCGGTTTTCTAATTCCAGTCTGCTAGTAGCAAGAATTAACGGTTTTTCCGATTCCTTAACGGCGGAAACAATACGGTCATCGGTTAAAATTATCCGCAACTCCGCCCCGTCAATAGACTGGATCGTATTGTTAAGTCTGCCGAGAACAGTGTTGTCCTCAAGCTCAACGGGCGTTGGATCGAATCTGTCAACACTACACAGGACGGAGTTGGGAGTAACCATTGCTTCAAGATAATTTTCGGGAACATATGTACGTACCACGAAATAATCCGCTTCTAGATTTAATTCTACGGGCCTTCCATTGGTGTTATAGAATGTACCCCGACTATCAGTTGTTCTAAATGCATACTGCCGTTTGAAAGCTTTTTTGCTGTCACCATATGAATAAACTTCTCCTATACCATACTCTGACTGAATTTCTTGTCCATCATCATAAGATGTAATAAGATAAAAGAAATTCTCTTTTTCTGGCAGTTTACCCATACAGCAGTCATTATCGCATATGGGAAGTTCAGAAGCGGTTTTCTCATACTCACGACAGTCTAG